ACGACCTACAACCAACACTTAAAACACTTGGGGACATTTCAGCGGGAACAGGAAAAGACCTTTCAGAATTGGGCGTTATTTATGGGCAAATAAAAGGGGCCGGGCGATTAATGGGGCAAGATTTGCTTCAATTAATTAATGCCGGTTTTAATCCGTTGCAACAAATAGCGAAGACCACGGGCGAAAGCATGAGCGCCCTAAAAGACCGAATGAGCAAGGGCGCAATTTCATTCAAGGACGTACAAAAAGCATTTAAGGACGCGACAAGCGAAGGCGGGCTATTCAATAACATGATGGAAAAGCAAAGTAAAACTGTTGGGGGTAGAATTTCAACCCTTATTGGAAAGCTTCAAATGTTAGGTATAAAGATAGGGGAAGCCCTACTTCCGGCAATTGGCTTTTTTGTTGACTTGGGCCTTAAATTAATTAACAATAAAGACTTACTTATTACCGTTGCTAGCGTTGTTGGAGTAGTTGCCACAGCTTGGGCGGCATTTAATACGGTTGCGCTTGTTACAAACGGTTTAATTGCGTTGCAAACTTGGTACACAGGACTAAGCACCACGGCAATAATATTAAATACTTTAGTTACTGAAGGACTAAGCGCGGCTTGGCTTGCTTTAAATTTAGCAATGACCGCCAACCCTGTTGGGTTAGTTATTGCAGCACTTGCAGCACTTGCCGCGGCTATTTACTTAGCTTGGAAAAATTCGGAAACATTCCGGGGCGTATTGCTTGGACTTTGGGAAGTTTCGAAAACCGTATTTGATAGCATTAAAAACAGCGTTATTGGTCTAGCAAAGATATTGCATGGGGCGTTAACATTTGATTTTGATTTAATAAAGGAAGGTACAAAACAGCTTGCAAACAGCTTTATTGGACTTGGAGGTAAAATAAAGGACGATTTTAATCGAGGGTTTGAAATGGGCAAAAACCCCGTTGTTGATGTTAAAACAGAAAAAGACGGGACCGTTAAAGCAACAACGGGAAGCCTTACAGGAGGAACAACACCAACCGCAGGAACAGGCAATTTAAAAGCCGGAATTACAGAAGTAAAAGCGGCAGCGCCAAAGACATTTAATATAAATATTGAAAAACTTGTTGAAAGCTTAAACGTTAACACAACCAACTTAAAAGACAGCGCAAGCCGTATAAAAGACGAGGTTCAGAAAGCGTTAATTACAGCAGTAACAGATTCAAGTATAATTTCTGAATAATGGCAATAAATAGGAATAAAACAGCGGAATTTATTATTAAGGGCTTTGCTTTACAAGCCTTACAAACTAAGTTTTTCAAAGTTGAAAACCAATATTCAGACGAAGAAATTACAAACACGGACGCGCCCCCGCCTGAAGCTTCATTTGGTCAGGCAGTTTTCACAAATTTAGAATTTGCCGGGGGTAGTTTTCAAACATTAGACGGAGACGTTATAGCGTACCAACCTTTAAGGCTTGACACGGTTTTAATGTCCGTTTCAATGGCAAAAACAGTAATTACAACAGCAATACAGGGGCGCAGCGGAACCGTAAAAGAATACGCAAGCGATGGAGATTTTGAAATAAACGTGCAAGGCGTACTTGTAGGGGAAGGGCAAAACGAATACCCAAGTACAGAAGTTGAAATTCTAAACGCATTGCTAACAGTCCCGGAACGCTTGGAGGTAACAAGCGAATTTTTGGACCGTTTCGGGGTAATAAGTCCAACAGGCATGCCCGGAATTAATGAAGTTGTTATTACGGACTTTCAATTTCAGCAACAAGAAGGCTTTCGAAACGTTCAGTTATTCAATTTTAAAATGTTATCTGATACACCAATCGAATTAACTATTTAATTAACTTTGTAATATGGCAACCATAGTAAAAGACACAGATACACCAATCGAAATAACTGTTACAGACGAAAGCGGGGCGGCTGTTGACCTTACAACCCTTGCGGGCATAGTTTGCGAAGTATTCCAAAAAAATATTCATTTCGACAAGTTCAGCTTAAACACCCAAACCGGTTACAGGGACATAAACGTTACAGACGGCCCAAACGGTAAGTTTGAAATATACCTTAACGCATCAAACACAAAAAGCGGTTACATAGGAAAGGCTATTTTCTACGAGGTAAAAACATTAATTGTTAATACTAATTTCGACAGCGGAACAGAAGAAAAAAGTTCGGGAATTATAGAACTTGCAACCCTTGGGGGTAGTGAATTAAAACGCGAAACGTTCGTTTAATGTCTTGCATACAGACAACGGCAATAATAAAGAACAAAATAAGTTCTGAAGCTGCAATTCCAAGCGGCTTAACTGTTACGTCTTCAATAATTACTTCAAGCATAAGCACGGACGCAGTAATTAAAAGCAATTCAATTACGACCAAAGCAAGCACGCAAAGCGGGATTATTTCAACGGCCTTAATTATTAATTCGGGAATACATGGGGAAGCTTGCCCGTTAATTCTTTGCATTGACGGGGGCGCAGCAAATACAACCATTTACCCAATTGTTAACGGACTATTAAACGGGGGGACGGCTTAACATGGGGGCAATAATACAAATACAACTAAGAAGGGACACAGCCGCGAATTGGACCACTTCAAACCCTTTATTATTAGAAGGCGAACCAGCACTTGAAACGGACACGGGGAAGTTAAAATTTGGGGACGGTTCGACAACTTACAACAGTTTGCCTTACTTTTTAGCGGATAAAAACCTTATCTTTACCCAAGCCGTAACAAATACAACTTGGGTAATTGCTCACAACTTAAACAAACGCCCAGCGGTTCAAATATTTGATACAGCAGGAACACCATTGAGAGGACAAATAACACACATTGACGACAACAATATTAATATATTTTTCAATAAAGCAGTAAGCGGGAAAGCTTACTTAAATTAATTTAACACAATGGCAGAAATTATACATGAAGCGCATTTAGTAGGAAATCAAAACGAACTTCAAAATTGGAGTTTCCAGCAATTAAGTTCAGACCCAGGAAGTCCGTTTTTGGGTCAATTTTGGCTTAATACAACAGACGGAACAATTAAATATTATGACGGGTCAAATATTATAACACTTGCAGATATTACAGCCGTTGAAGGTTTACTTGATTTTAAAGGGGGTTACGATGCGGCAACAAATACGCCTTTATTAGACGCCACACCGATAACAATATTAAAGGGAGATATGTACGTTGTAACAGCGGCGGGCAACTTCTTTACAGAACCCGTAAGTATTGGGGACACACTTTTTGCAAAGGTAGACAGCGCAACAACATTGGCAGACTGGGTAATTGTTGAAAGGAATTTGAACCCCGCAACAGAAACAAGCGAAGGAATTATTCAAATTGCTACACAAGCAGAAACAAACACAGGAACCAACGACACAAAAGCAATAACACCGTTAAAACTTGCAACTTACTTAAGCGCAATATCTAACAAATTTGCAATTGATTTAGACAGCGCAGAAACAGAGGTTGCAAGGGTATTTTCAGGGGGGGAAACAACTTTTACAGTAACGCACGCTTTGGGAACGCTTGACACAGTAGTTCAAATAAGGCGTATTTCAGACGGAAAGCAAGTTTTATTTGAAGTAATAAACACGGGCGTTAATACATTAGAGGTAAAAGGAAACGGAAACATTGCGGATGATATTTACAGGGTTGTTATAGTTGGGTAATTATGTCAATTGAAGCCGCTTCAAATATCGAATTTGGTAATAAAAAGCTACAAGACGAAACCATTATCGGGGGAAGTGGTGGTTTTGACCCAGCTTACACAATAACCGTGACTTTAAACGGCAACGCCCCGAATAATTGGGCGCCAACAGGGTTGACGGCTGAAACGCAAGCAATTATCATAATTGGTAACAATAAGAAAGTTGACATTAAGAACCTTGACCGTTCACTTATGACAAACGGAAAAGCAATTTTAATAATTAACGCAAAAAACGGCAACGCAGAAGTTAAAATTAAAAAAAACAACGGGGGCAACGCTTCAAACCGTTTTTTGATGGATAAAGACTTTAAACTTAAACCCGGGGGCGCAATGAATTTTATTAGTCTTGATGTTTTGGACCGTTGGGGCATACAATTTGGAAAGTTTTAATTATGGCTATACTTTGGATTGAAAATATAAGTTTGCCTTCTGTTGAATACACAAACAACGATTTAAGCGCAACACACCAAGACAAGACAAACGACTTGTTAAGTTGGGACCAATACGGGGAAGAAGTCCTTCAATTTTTACATGTAAGAAAGGTTATTTTAATGCTTGTAATAACGAAGGCGTCCCAAGACTTCAGCACTTGGGGAACACTTACAGCGGAAGAAAAAGAAATTGCATCCCGTTGGGTTTGCGCCCCTTATGTTTTGAGGGTTCCGGGAGTTGTAACGGATGAAGAAGACCTTGTTAATTGGACTTTGTTAATTGAGAAAACAAAGGGCTTTAATTTATTAAGCAATACAGAAGGGCGGGCGTATATTATCGAAGTTATGCGAAATCGAGTTTCGGAAAATTTACGGAAAGACCTTTGGAGCCATGCAACCGCTGATAGCTTCTATTTTGATACAAAGGAGCATATTATGGCGTTCATGTTTGCAAATACAAAATGCTTGATAAATTGGATTAATAACGAGGTTGGGACACCTTACGAAAACGCGGGATTTGCTGAAACGGCATATTATGACGCAACACTTAAAACAGATTTAAACACGCTATACAGCGCAACATATTAATATGCCACATACAGAACTTAGAAACGATTTAATAAAAGTATTTATACTTAATATTGCAGCCTTTGGGATAAGTTTGTCAGACGTTGAATTGTTGCTTCGTATTGTTTCAATTTTGTTGGCAATTACTTATACGGGTTATAAATTTTGGAAGGACACAAGAAAATAATAAAAATATTATGGGGGTTTTATTGTATATTATCAGCTATTTATTGAAAAGGGTATTTTTTACAATTTGTATTGTTTATAATATTATTTTCCATTTATTAAGCTTGAATTTCAAAGGTATCAACAAATACTTTTTTAATATGGCTATTGGTATTGACCAACTAGGGAACATTGCGGGGACGCACTTATTTAACCACGTTTTAATTAAGTTGGCAAGCGTTAACAAGTTTGGAGACCCTGACGAAACAATTAGCAGCGTATTAGGCAAGAACAAGCGAGAGGAAAGCCTTACTTCAATTGGTAGGGGGTTAACTTGGTTGCTTGACAGTTTGGACCCTAACCACGCAATTAAAAGCATTGAACAGGAATAAATATGCTAAGACTTCAAAGCGAAATAACAATTAACGAAATTACGTTTAACGCTGTTGTCCGGGTTGAAATTGAAAGCACTTGGGAAAATTTAACGGATAATTGCATTATCGAACTACCCAATAACTTTAAAAGGGAAGGGCGTAATATTACAGTCGGGGACGAAGGCTTTTTTAAACGTGGGGACGCAATAACGGTAAAGCTTGGCTATTTTCCAAACATTGAAACCGTTTTTGAAGGGTATATTCGCAAAATATTTGTTGACAATGTTATTATAATAGAAGCGGAAGACGAAGCGTTTAAACTCAAACAAAACAGTATTACAAAATCCTATAAAAGCGTTGATTTAAGCACTTTAATTTCAGACGTTGCACCAATTGAAGTAAACGTTGTAAATTCGGAATTGGGGGCGTTCAGAATAACGCGAGCGACCACAGCAAAGGTATTGGAGGAACTGAAAAAAACATACGGGCTTGTTTCTTACATAAAGAATAAAATTTTAAGGGTTGGGCTTGCTTATTACCCGGACGAAAGCAAGGAAATTACGCTTGATTTTGAAAATACAATTATTGAAAATAACCTTGAATTTACAGAAGCAAACGAACTACCTCTTTATATTGTAGGCACAACAGCCACAAGCGACCCAAAGAAACCGTTAATTCGTTACGCATACTACAACGACAAACAAGAAATAATTGTTGCAGACACGCCCCCGGACATTGGGGAACCCGAAAAGTTCACAATAAAAACAGCAATTCCACAAGCGGACCTTGATAATTATATTACTAGAAGACTAGAAAAAAGAATGTCAGAAGGAACACGGGGGGACGTAGTAACGTTTTTGCAGCCTTCAATTGAACACGGGGACACAGTAACACTAATTTCGCGAAAATTCCCGGAAAGGAACGGTTCCTTCCTTGTTAAAAAGGTTGTTAAAACCTTTGGACTTGATGGAGGGCGCCAAATTGTAACACTACACACCCAAACGGCATGAATATAAAAGAAGCAATTCAACAAATACTTCAAAATGACGAGGAAATTTACTCTATTGTTGGGGAAGTTACAGCCGTTGACGAAAGCGCCCGAACCGTTGACGTACAACCAAACGATGAAAGCGCGGAACTGTTCGGGGTATTGCTTCAGGCGAACCCGGACCAATCAAACGGGCTTGTAAACATTCCGGCCGTTGAAAGTCAAGTTGTCGTTAGCTTTATAAGTAAGGAAATTGCTTTTGTATCTTTGTTTACGGAAGTTGAGAAGGTTTTAATTGACGCGGACGCAATAACGTTCAACGGGGGCGACAATGGGGGTTTAATTGTGTTAAGTAGCTTGATAAGTAAAATTAACAGGCTTGAAAACATTATGAACTCACACACGCACACGGGGAACTTAGGAGCGCCAACAACGCCACAACTTACGCCAATTGTGCCGCTTACATTAGCAAGCGACTTGGAGAACACGAAAATAAAACATTAAATGCAAGACGTTGAAGACATAATTTTTAAAGTTGTACCGGGGGAAACGAAGGAAGACTTGCAGATTTTGAACGGGGACTTTATCGTTAACGCTTCCGACCAAATGCACATTCAGCACATTTTAAAGGCTGACAAGGGGCAGTACTACCAATTTCCATTGGTTGGGCTTGGAATAGCTAATTACAAGGCGGCAAGCATTAACCCGCAACGATTAAGACAAGATATTAAAATACAATTGAAAGCGGACAATATACGAACCAAATTGGTTGAGGTAAACAAAGACTTTACTATTAATATTGACGCGGTTAGACTTAAATAATGGCATTGAACAAATATAACGTACAGGAGGGGCAAAGCTTGTTTGATGTTGTGTTAATGCAACACGGGACCCTTGAAGCCCTTTTTCCGTTCTTAGCTGAAAACACAACGTTAACAGTTAACAGCGAATTAACAGCACAAAGCGAAGTTGTTATTAATACAGATACAACAGGAAACGCAGATATTACAAATAAATATATTACAAGCGGTTTTATTACCAACAACAAAGACGAAAATTTTGTTGCAGACTTGGACCAAAAACAATTTCAAAACGGGGACGCCTTCGACTTTCAAGACGGGGAACCCTTCGAATATAATTAACTTATGGCAATTTTAACAGACAAAGGCAGCGCCCCGGAAGTAACCCTTTCGGATTTGGTCCACATAGTAGACACAAGCGACACAACCGCCACGCCTTTTGGGACAAGTAAGAAAGCAAGCGTTCAGCAATTGCGCGACCTTATTACAACGACTGTAAACCAATTTACGGAACTAATAGACACGCCCAGCGGTTACGTTATTGGAGACGTTGGAAAGGTTGTACAAGTTAACGCAACTTATGACGGTTTAGAATTTGCCACACCTTCAGGCGGGGGAAGTACTACATTTTCAGCGCTTACAGACACGCCCGCAAATTATACGGGTTCGGCTGGTTTCTTTGTAACGGTTAATTCAACCCCGGACGCTTTGCAGTACGTGAACCCGTCAAGTATTAATTTGTCAATATTTAACAACGATTCAAATTTTGTAGCAAGTGGGGCTAACGTTTCAGTTTTTGCAAATGATGCGGGATATTTAACAAGCGCACCGGACACAAATCTTGGAAATACAAACCAAACATTAACGGGTGCAAGAACAGTAACGCAAGGGGGTAATTTATTAACCTTTACAGGCGGTAATGTTGCCATAAATGGTGCAGCAGGAAGTCAGCCACTCCACGTCAACGGCAATGCTAGAGTAGATGGTATAGCCTTAATTAATACGTCAACACAAGAGGGTTCAAGTTCTTTAACGAGCGTAGGAAGATTTACTAATGTAGGAGACCAGTTTCTAAAAGATGGAATATTCTACATGCGTAGAGGGTCTACTTCGAGAGGTTGGTTGCAAGATGTTGCAGGTGGTGTTAATCATTTTAGAATTGGCTCAGCTTTAAATAAAGGAATTGAATTTACTATAGGAGATTCAGATATAAGACATTCTTTAATAGATGTAGACGGTACAGGACTTGATATTGTTAAACGTATCACTTATGGTAATGAGGGAGAATCTATCGTAGGAACAGATAGGTTAGGCGTTCAATTAGACTTGTTAAATTCTTATTATGATGGAGCGAGTCAAGAAACTACAGCATCAATAATTTATAAAGGAACGGATAATGCAGGGTCTTCAAAATTAGGGTTTTGGAATGGAGGGACTGAAAGGTTAACTGTTTTGAATAGTGGAAACGTAGGAATAGGACTAGTTGACGCAGACGAGAAGCTACACGTCAACGGAAATGCTCAAATAGATGGAACGGGTTTATTTTCAAGTACTATAACATCAAGTTCAAACGCATTAACGGGCGGTCAAATAATAGCAGAAAGCACAAACAGTGGAGCAGCCGCGTTCTTAAAGGTTAAGAATAGCGGAGGAACAGAGGGCTTGATGTGGATGGAAGACCCAACAAGCACGACATACGGAACTGTTAACGCCTTACAAATAGGACACGTTACTAATAAAGATGTAAATATTGTAACGTCTAACAGTACTCGATTAACAGTAAAAGGAAATGGAGCAATAGAAGTAGGTGGAACGCCTTGTGTAGCATCATTCACGGGAGCAGTAACAAGTATTACAGTTAAAAACGGTTTAATTACCGCAATTTCATAATAAATAAATAGATATGACAGTAGGAGAAAAATCAAC